TATTTTCTTTTAATTTATTAGAAATTAATCCTATATTTGAAATCAATTATAAAAATCCTGCTACAACACAATTTGCAAACACAAATAAAATAGCAAAAGAAGTTACTTATTTAAATACAAATCAATCAATTAAATTAAACAAATTATGAAAGAAAATCCAATCCAATTAGAATATTTAAAAAGTGTTCTATTAAGTCAATTACTACTTGAATGTAATGAGAATTTGCGCTATACAACGCAGTATAAGAGTGCTTTAAAGCATTTGTTAAATAAAGTTAATACACATTTAGAATCAACTGTTTTCGATGAATATACAAAGATTTACAATACTGATTCAGAAATGACAACAAACATTTTAAGAAGCATTGAAAGTATAGTTGATAAACTTACTACATCAACTTTAGATGAATTAGTTTTAATAAATGCTACTATTGACAAGTACAATGATAATAAAGAATGGTTTAAAGAGTATGCATCTGCTGAATTTCTAAGAATTGAATAATGGCTAAGAAAAAGACAGTTGAAGTATATACACCAACAATTGAAGAGATAGAATCTGCTATTGAATGCTGGAATAAAAATATTGCTTATACGTTACTTGCTTTAAAAAATGGTAAATTCAATATAATTAAGTATGCTATATCTGATTATAAGAATGTAGTAAAATATAAAGAAAATAATAAAGTAATAGAATTTACACAGCAAGAGGGTACTAAAAAAATTATGCAATTATATGTTAATCAAAAAAAATATTTAAAATGAAAATATCAGAATCTTTAATTCATACATTTCAAAATGAAACAGCAGAAGATTTACCTAACATCAAACAATATTATGATAATTCTAAAGGTTCAATTTATAAGTTTTGTAACGACAAAGGTTTAAACGCTTGGGAATTTGATTTGATAAAAAGAATTGTTAGATGCCGAAAGAAAGGACAATTTAAAGAGGATTTGGAAAAAACTAAAATATTAATAGATTTATATTTGAGTGAGTATGAGAAGTAAACAGTCACCTATGCAGAGAATACAGCAAATTATGAATTATTACTTAAGACGTGGTGGTAATTCAGAAAGAGCTAATAATGTATATCGAAAGATACTAAGGCAAAAACTAGAAAGGGATAAGTGATTATCTCTTTTTTTTGTTAAAAGAATGTTAAAAAACATAAAAAGTTTTTTTAATTAAAACTACTTTATTACTTTTACAATATCAAAATAAATAAACTATGACACGATTAGAAATAAAAAACACGTTAGAAGATTTAATTTATGTAGCAGATATAGCAGAAAATGAATATACAGCTAATAAGTTAAAGGCAGTTTTAGAAGCTTTAAAATCAGAATGGGATGCTTCGGAATACTATTACGAACAAATAAAACAGCAAATAAATGAATGAAGCAGCTACTATAAAGATATGGTCTACCATTCAAGGATTAGAACGTAAATTACAGCAAATTTATACTGATTACTTCGGTGGTTATTACGAAGAAGATGTTATGATAAAATTAACAGATTCAACGGAAAGAGATTTAGAAATTCATTATTATATTTACAGCTTAATTTTAAAAGATGCAAACACAAATTAAAACATTCGACAACAAAATCTGGGACAAACAGGAATTATTAGATAATATGTATAATGATGATTTTTACTATGGTTACTTAGGTAAACAGGCTTTAAGTTCATCAAGTATTAAAATGGTCTTAAAATCTCCTAAAACTTACAAATATGTAACTCAGTACGGACAAGAAGAAACACAGCCTTTAAGAGATGGTAAATTGTTTCACACAATGATATTAGAACCTCACAAAGTAGATGATTTTATATTTTGTGATACTACGACAAAGACAACTAATAAATGGAAAGACGCAGTATTACTAGGTAAAGAAGCGAATAAATTAGTATTTACTAATAAAGAAAGAAAAGATGCTGAACGTTTGACAGATGCTATACTAAGAAATAATGAGGTAACATCTTATTTTAAAGGTGCTGATTTTGAGATACCAGAAGTGGCAATGATAGAAGGACTACCATTTAGAGCTAAGGCTGATATACTAAGAGGTGAGCAGATAATAGACTTAAAAACCACATCAGGAATTAACGAGTTCAGATATAGTGCAGATAAATACGGTTATGATTTACAGGCTTACTTATATAAAGAAATGTTTGGTGTAAAAGACTTTGTATTTATCGCTATAGATAAAGCTAGTTTAGATGTTGCGATCTTTGAATGTAGTGATGAATTTTACCAAAGAGGTAAAGAGAAATTACAGCAAGGTATAGACAATTATAAATACTTCTTTGGAAGTGATGAAGTAGATTTAAATCAATATGTATTAAGAGGAATATTATAATGGAAACAAAATTATTTTGTGAGGGATTTTTTAATAAAACTAACGCAAATAAAAAAAGAAATAAAGAGCTACTTATAAAGCATATAAGAATTAAATATGGTGATGTTTATACTGATATGTGTATATTTAATAATTTAAAAGAAAATTTAAGAAATAGGTGTTATAGTGCTTTTAAAAAATTAAAAGAAAAAAAACCTTTTAGCACAAATAAATTATTAGGTGCTGATTATTTTACTGTAAAAAATCATTTAGAAAGTTTGTTTACTTCAGAAATGAATTGGGATAATATGGGGCGGTATGGCTGGCATATAGACCACATTAAGCCTTTAGCTTTAGCAAGTAATAAAGATGAACTTATTAAATTATGTCATTATACAAATTTACAGCCTTTATGGTGGGAAGATAATCTTTCAAAAAGTTCAGATTATAATGGAGTAAGAATAACATATAAAAACAGAGAAAAATTTAAAACTAAGATATGAAAGATAAAATAAAAAATCTAATCTTACTAAAGTTAGGAATAGATATAACAGAAAAATCAAGAAAGAGAGAAATTGTAGAAGCTAGAGCATTATTCTTTTATATAATGAAACAAATAGAACCTAGAACTACATATACAGAATTAGGAAGCTATTGCAATATTTTACATTGTTCAGTTATTTATGCTCTTAAAAATTACGAAACATACGAAAAGTATAATTACACTTTATCTTTATTAAGACATTACATTTTAGAAAATTACAATCTAAATCTTCAAAGTGATGAATCATTAAAAGAACAAATAATTGAATTAAAAGAAAAGTTAAATAAGAATCAATTTAATTATGGTATATTAAAGAAGATTAATAACTTACTTATTGAAAGTAAAGGAACTCAAAAAGAGGAATTTTTAGTTGCCAGATTAAATAGCTTTTATGATATTAATTCAAAAGTACAGATACATTAATAAACTAAGATATGATAAACGCAGAGATAAAAAACAAAGATATAAGTACAATTCTAAGAGATGCTAATAACTATACATCTTATCTATGGGATAAACCAAGACCTAAATGGGATGATAAAGATTTTAATTTATTAGATAAAATTAAGAATAGAAAAATAGAACCTAAAGAGAAAGTAATAAGAACAGGCAGACCTAAAGGATTATCAGCTACAAATAGAAAGCAAATAATAAGATTGTCAGATAATAAAATATACAATTCATTTAGTGAATGCGCTAAAGATGGAAATCCAACTGTATCTAGTTTATCACAAGCTTTTAAAGGCAATAGCAGATATAAAGGAATATTAACAAGGTTTAAAATAGTAGAGTGATGCGAAACAAAATAGAAAAATTTATAGAAAACCCAGTAAACGTACTGATATTATGTGCTAGTATTGCTACAATGTGTTTAATTTATTTAATGACTGATTTATGAAACTAACACTAGAAATTTACGATAAAGTTTACTCAGTTGAAACAAAGTATGATGATGTATCTTTAGATGAATATTTTGATATGTTTGAATGTTTATTAGTATCAGCAACGTTTTCAGAAGATTCGGCAATTATTAATCAAATAGTTGAACGATTAAAAGAAGAATAGTTATGACAGAACAAGATTTAAGAGATTTAGGATTTAAACAAAATACAGTTCTTCCCGAAGAAAGTGGATATGATACTATTTTCTGGTATTACACTTATGATTTTTATGAAAGTGCTTCTTTATCTTTAATATCAAGTGATAATGAAGAAGCTGAAAATGATGAATGGTATGTTGAGATTTTTGGAAATAGTAAAATAAGATTTAAAACTATGGCTTCTTTAGCAGAATTTATTAATTTAATAGAAAGAAATACTATAAAATAAACAATTATAAGTTTTTTTTATTATTATTCTAAATTGAATAAACAAAATTTATCAATGGAAAATAAAGATAAAAGAGGTGGTAAAAGAATAGGAGCAGGCAGACCATCAAAATCAGATGAAATAAAGTTAATTGAACGGTTAAAGCCTTTGGAAGAAAAAGCATTCATAGCATTAGAAAAAGGATTAGAGCGTGGAGATTTTAAATTTACTCAATTGTTTTATGCGTACTATGCTGGAAAACCTAGAGAAACTAAAGATATAACTTTAACTACTGAACAACCTATATTCAATATTGATGATATAGATGATTTAGATTAGTTTTAAGCAACGATAATGGAATTTATAGTAACTACAGCGTTGAAGAAATTATTACGTCTTAAAAAGCGTATAAAGGTTGTTAGAGGTGGTACGTCTGCTTCTAAGACCTTTTCTATCTTACCTATCTTAGTTGATAGAGCTATTAAGACACCAAATTTAGAAATATCAGTTGTGTCTGAAAGTATACCGCATTTACGTAGAGGTGCATTAAAAGATTTCTTAAAGATTATGATGTCTTTAGGCAGGTATAACGATAGTCAATTTAATAAGAGTACTTTAAAATATACGTTTGGTAATAATAGTTACATTGAATTTTTTAGTGTAGACCAACCTGATAAGTTAAGAGGTGCAAGAAGAAACGTTTTATATGTTAATGAGTGTAACAATGTAGATTTTGATTCTTACTATCAATTAGCTATTCGTACAAGTGGTGAAATATGGTTAGACTATAATCCATCTTCTACATTCTGGGTTGACAGGGAAATAATAGGTAGTGATGATGTAGATTTTATTACGCTTACTTACTTAGACAATGAAGCATTGCCTGAAACAATTATTAAGGAAATAGAATCAGCTAAAGAGAAAGCTAAAACATCTTCTTATTGGGCTAATTGGTGGCAAGTGTACGGACTAGGTCAGACAGGAAGCTTAGAGGGTGTGTGTATTCCTGATTGGCAGGAAATAGATAACTTACCTGAAGAAGCTAGATTATTGTGTTATGGTATGGACTGGGGTTATAGCAACGACCCTACAAGTTTAATAGCTATGTATAAATATAATGATGCTTATATCTTTGATGAATTGGTTTATAAAAAAGGTTTGTTAAATTCAGATATTAGTAATACTTTTAAATCATTAAATGTTAATGATATAGTTTACGCTGATAGTGCAGAACCTAAATCAATAGCTGAGTTAAATAGTTACGGTCATAATGTATTATCAGTATCAAAAGGTAGAGATAGTATCGTTTATGGTATTAATTTAATCAATCAGAATAAAGTTTATGTAACTAAGCGAAGTAAGAATTTAATAAATGAACTTAGAAACTATATATGGATGACAGATAAATCAGGAATGAAATTAAATAAACCTATTGATGCTTACAATCACGCTATAGATGCAATGAGATACGCCATTACAAGCCAATTAGAGAATCCTAACAAAGGTAATTATTTTATTTATTAATGACATACGGACAATACATAGCAGTTATACAATGTTACATTCATCATTTAAAGGGTGTAGAAGTACAGATAAACCTACCTAGAAACATAGGAGAGATAAAGAAAATGAAATTAATGTATGATGAAGCAATTAAAGAATTGATATTATGAGTTTAAATAGAAAGTACTTAGAATTAATTGAACCTGAAAACATCATAGAACAATTTAATAGTGATGATGAATTTATAGAGTGGTTGATGATAGATGAGAACGGAACACATTTAGATGATTTATATTTCACTTTAAAGAAGTTTGAATACGCTGAAATGTATTATTATTGCGAAATAATTAAAACAGTTATTGAGGAAGTCTTTATGGATAAAATGTTAAAATTATGTTAAAATAATTAAAAGCTTTTTTTATTT